CATTACAATCTCCTATTTGTAAATGATTTTGAATCTGCCACCTCGTGTCCTGAATAGCTCTAGCTTGTCTTCTGGCACAGGGGCGTATGTATCAGCTAAGAATTCTACTATCTTTATAGACTTATTTGATGATGGCTTGATAGATAGAACTTTCCTTGATTGATTTTCTATAGAGCCTGATCCTTTTCCTGAGAAGAGTGTTATGTTTCCTTCTCTACTATCATCTCTTCTTGTCTGTGATACAAGGAAAAAGATAACACCAGTTTGTTGAGCTATCTGTTGAATACCTACCATAAAGTCTTTTATGCCTTGGTGTTCACTCTTAGCTTCAGCAACAGCATGGTCTATAGTATCAATGACAATAATCTCTGGCCTATCTTGAGACTCACATTGTTTCTTAATTGTATTGATTGTCGGTAGGCCTTCAATAGGAATTACTTTGGAAAGTCTTTCTTTCCATTTATCATAAAGAGATGCTTGATATTCAAGTGATCTTGTTATATGATAGTCTGGAACATCTTCAAGCATTTGTAATGCAGTGAAGTAGAACATGTCTGAAGGTTGTTCAGACGAGTAATAATAAGTCTTTCTTAGTTGTTCTATTGGTAGAAGAGTATTATTGTGCATATTAACACCATACAAAAGGTTCTTCATTAGGGTTGTTTTCCCAGCCTTTGTTACACCAAGAAGAGATATAACTTCTCCTCGTATAGCTGCGAAATCATCTACACCAAACTGAGCACCTATTTGTAAACCTTCCTTTCTCATCTTTACAAAGTTTATTTTCTTTGCTTGTTTGATAATGAGGTCAGGGTCTGGACTCTCTGCTGTAGCATGATTACGCTCAGAGTAATGTATACATCTGGTTGAGCAAAGCTCCCCATTTACTCCACGCTTTTGTGCGTTGTTGCACGAATAATCATATCCTCTTCTATATGCTTGTTCCACAAGTTCTATAATGGTCTTTTTCTCAAGTGGAGTAGTATGATCATCAATCTTATTATTCCACATTAAAAGAAATTCTTTAGTCATCATAGATGGGACTCCTGCGGAAGCGAAATGAGCTGAAAGGATTAAGGTATCGATATGTCTTGAGCCCTCGATAGGGCCTCGTACAAGTCTATTATAGATACATGAAGCCCGCTTATAGGGCTCAATAACTTTCTCATACGAGGCTATCTTGGGCAATTCTGTAGGGACATAGCTGGCCAGTTCTCCATCTCCATAATGCTCAGGCCAATTAAAGTTAAGTCTCTTGCTCTTTGCAAGTTCCTTAATTTCATCTGGCTTAAGAGTAAGAGCTTCATATCTTGTAATAGGTATTTTATAGAGATTGCTCTTTGCATTAATAGAATGAGGGCATCTGATGAGTGCTTTTCTATGATAGATACTATGATCTACAACACCTAGCATATCAAGTTCTCCCAGTAGCTTTTCTTTTGTAAGCCTGACAACAAGCTCTAAGTCTTGATGGCTTTCTGGGAAACCAAAGCAATCTCCATGTATCATAATATGATATCCTCTGCCAGAGAAATATAACTTATAGTTTTCTTCTCTTAGTCCAAGTTCATCAAAGTGATACAAGAACTTTTTAACTATGTTTAATACTCCTTCATCAGAAGTATCTCCCTTATCTATGTCTATAGGGAACCAGGGGAGATAAGCTTGTATCATCCAGTCCCTTACAGGTGTCTCTGAAAGAATTTCCTTATCTTGATCTCTATATCCATAGATAGACATACCAATTTGCTCGTCACCATTAGCCAATACCCAGTCATATAATTCATCTTCATGAATGAGAATGCCTCTTGGCTTGGAAAATCCTTTCCCTTTGGCGACTTCGTAAAGCATTTTAGATTGTCCGCCTTACTGGTTTAGTTTGTTGTGTTTGTTTATGTTGCTCTATCTCTTTTGATTGTTTTTCGAGATAGGCAAGCTGATCTTGATATGCTCTTTCTGCAGCAGCTTTGCCTGCTTCTGTATCTGGATAGATGAATCTAGAACATCTGAAGAAACGCTTACCAGCATAATCTCCAGTACCTTCTATTTTATACACAAAGACTACTACTCGGAATCCTTGCTTATTCATGATCTCCATGTTAAGCCACATTGGGATTTCATCTTCTTGGATGATATTACCTTCTTCATCTTCGAAAGCTCCCTGCGGATTATAACCAGCTTTCTTAAAGCCAAGCTCATTAAGTATCGTATCATTGATAGTTTTTAGACCTCTAGAGTTTCTAATATCAACCATACCATCTTCAGCATATGCAATCTTTATGGGAACATAAACATCATGTTCTCTATCATGTTCTTCAGGTCTTACCTTGAAGATAATGACATAGTCATTGCTTGGGTCCTTAATATACTTCATGTTAGGTAGCATAGAATCAGAAGGTTCTCTGCAATCTACCGATAATATTTCGGCTTTCAATACTCCAACAGGCTTGGGTGCGTATTCAGTTATGTTGTCAAATGTGATTCTTGGCATTGTTTCTCCTTATGTTAGTTTTGTGAAGTTCTCAAAGAACTTTATCTCAGATATAATCTTTTCAAGTTTAAGCTCTTGTTCATGCTTGGCTGAGTATAGCTTTTCAAGCATTGATTCTTTTGAAATTAGCATACCCATTGATGCTGTTTTAGCTAATAGGTATTTGTCTTTCGTTTCGTCTGTAATCGGTACTGTAAGGATTTTATCATCCTTGTAAATAGTAACGGCAATGGCAGACAAATTTGCTCCATTGTCAGCAAAGCCTGTAACTATACCTGGACAGATAGACCAGTCAGAGTATCCTTTTGCGAATACTACAACTGGTGAGCCAATATTAAGTTCAGACATATCCTTAATATCGCTATCATCACATCTTAATACCGAAGAATTTACTTTAATTTCCTGCATCTTTTCTCTCCTGAAATTTTTGACAGGCATTCATGATAACATTGTATAATGTATTATTGCCTGACTTATCCCAGATGAATTTGCGACCGTGTAATGGTTCAATACGGGTGCCCATAATTATCTCAGAGTATCCTCTGAAGTCAGCAATATGCTTGCCTGCCTGATCTACTTCGAGAGTTACTATAGCCTCAGCATTGTAGCCTAAGCGTGAAGCAAGTCCTTCTGGCATAACAGGTACACGTTTAACTACTACGTCTCTTCCATCAGTAATGGAAATAGACTTTTTGAGGTGAGAGATTAGTATTAGTATGCCGTTGTCTTTGATGATGTCAAGCAGCATATTGACAACGTTCATGACTTTATCTCTACCTCTGGTGTATGCAGCAGCGTAGGGGATATCTTCAGGACTAACAGCATGAAGTATCTGAAGGTTAGGTTGTTTCTTCAGTTTCTCTTCAGCTATAAGCTCATGCATTGCAGCTTCTACGCACCATAGATTTAGTTTGTCTACTGTATCTATGACTAGCGTAGTTTTGCCTGAGTCTTTCCATGTTTGCTCGACGAGTTCGACAGCTTCAGCCATAGACAGAGCAGGTATAGGGTCACCATTACTGTCTTTTAATCCTCTGTTAATAGGAAGGATTACGTTACCGTTGTCATCGTGAGGCGGGTTAAGTGAATTGATTTGGACAGAGATAGCTTTATCTGTACGCACTCCTTGTTCAAGGTCAAGGAATAGCACACCATCTTCTCCTTTAGGAGAGAAGGTAGAGAAAGCCGTAGTCTTTCCAGTTTTCTCAAATCCTACTGCCATCCAGTAGGTACCTGGACTAAGCTTAGACCAGTCTGGTTTAGTGTTAGCCAGATAGTCTTTTAGTTGATACTTCAAAGTTTATACCTCCTTTGATTTTTTTTAGTCTTATTAACAGGATGTTTATGTCAAGAACTTATTCATACGGATCTTGTAAGCTTCTATTTAACATAAACACAAAGACCACTGCAGCTATAATCAATGCTGTTGTCTGATCGCT